TCAATGGGGTTGGAAGATGCAATGAGTTCCTCCGCAAGTTCTACACTTATACTTGGAAGACTTTCATTAAGAAGAGTCTTGTATGTATAGGATAAGATATAGCGTTCATAGATTTGATTGTTGTATTTTATTTTTATCCTCTTATTCTCATCAAGGGCAGACATTATAGTTGGCTCTTCCTTGAAATATATCCTTGAATAGTCAATGTTGAAGTTCCAATGTTCGCTGTTCTGCTCTGACATTGTAGCTATCAGATAGTTAGTCAAGGCTTGTTCTGCTGCCAACTTGTATGCCTTTGGCAACATTATGTTGAGAATAACGAATATGTTACCTTGTGTGTCACTATCATCGGGCATATAATTGTTTGTGACATTAGGCATAACAACGCCAAAAGTCTTATCGTCCTTTTTTAAGGCTATCCATACTTCATTGTGTTGTGTGTCATTCTGCCACATCTGCGGTGTTTGTTTCGGTTGCTTGTTCTGCAATCCGTACAACACATCGCCATTTTCATCCCTTTTTAATATAGGATGACCATCATTATCCAGTGCAGGTTCAAGGTCGGAATCGAGTTCAATCTGGACGGTATTCTTTTGGCTTTCCTCGCTTACACCTATCAAGAACTCACACCCTCCCAATCTGCCGCTCTTGAATGATAAGGACATCTCACCTTTTTCGCTTGCTTGGTCGAATAAGTTGAAACCAAAATCGCCATCTGTCTTATGCAGAAGTGCAAAGAAATAAGGATGTGTGTGGTTGCCATTCTCGTCTATCTCGTCACTATCGTTTTCGTCAAAAGCAAACTTAATAACTTCGTCAATAGGAAGTCCAGCATCATTAACCATGCCCTTTATTGTGGGCTTTATATCCTTATTGTCTTGAATATATTCCTTCGGCTTACCCTCAACATAAGGCTTGGGGAAAACATAGTATTCTCCCGTTGCTGGATTTATATATGTGTTGTTGTCCGCGTTATAGAACCTCTCTTCCCCATCACTCTCTCTATATATAGAAGGCATTAGGGCGGGTTGAGGTTGGATGTATCTGTCTATCACCTGTTTAAACTTATCACCATTAGTAGCCGTACCGTTTAAATGTAACCCTATGTCTGATAGATTTTGATAGATATTTTCCGTTGTGGTATCTTTCCATCCATCTGTATTTATTTCACAAGACTCTATGTCGAAGGTTGCCTTGGAGCCGTTATTCATAGTTCCAAAAGTAACATCAAAACTAACCTTGTAAAGCCCCGCATCTAAGTTGCCGTAAAGCACATTCCTTTTAATGCTTACATTCCATTTTCCATCCCATTGCATAGTTGTCTCTACATTGGATAGAACTGGAGATAAATCTATATGTCGTATGCGATGCGCAGGAAGACTAAAGATAAGATGAAGATTGTTCCAATCATCATAAGGTACATTAATAGGCAAAACGACATGAATGGTTTGCTCTGAAACATCTTCCCCATTAAAACTATGACCGTTTTCGTACAAGTTGTCATTAGCAAAGAAAGAAGAAACATTAATAGAAGCTTCCCAATTACCATATTGCAATATAGAGTCCTTTGCTATTTTTCTTGCGAACAACTCATCATCTATAACATCAATACTTGTAATCTGAGAGCCTATAAGCACCTGCGTCTCCGCAACACCCTTTTCACACGAGTTGGGATAATAATATGGTATATTCTCTTCACTTCCTGTTCCTGTAATCCTATTTATAATAGCATTGTTTGCATTGGATTTGCTTATGGAGATAAGGCTTTGCCTTTGTCCATACTCAAATACAACATTGTCAAGGACGGAAGCATTGGAATCGCGGTCTCCAAAATGGCAAATCTTACCGATAAAATAATATGGTATGCCATAAGATTTAAATCCTTCTTGTAGAGCTTTGCTTATATAAAAGGAGTTAAACTTGATAAACTTAATTTCATCCGCATGTTCTTGGTTTTCATCAAGAACAACAGAATACCCCACATGCGATTTAGTTAGAGAAGCGTTGAGACGGGCTATGTATTCTTCAATAGTACCATTAAATACAAAATTTGCACTATTGGAGACAGGCTTTCCGCCGCTATCTTCCTCACTTATGACATCATAGAAATATACTGTGTCAAGGACAACACGTTCCGAAACAAAATCAACCTTATGGTCATACATTATGGAGTCCTTGGTATAGGATGAAGTAGGAGCATGTGTTGCAAAATAAGACTCTCCTCTAAACTTCACGCATACATCATCCGTCCATTCATTATCCAAGCATCCTTGATATGTGATTGTTCCTCCCGTTATAGAGGGCGCACCGCCCATACGTTTAGCATTATATTGCCAGTTGGTAAGGAAAGCTTGATTAGCACTTGAGGGGAATGGGGTATCATTTACTCCATCCACAAACTTATATAATCCAAGTGCAATATCACTCATGATTTAGTTTTTTTTTAGTTCTTCAGGTTCTATCTCATCAATAGCAACAAAGGTGCTTGAGGAGCGAATCTGTTCATTCATCTTGATAACAGGACATTCACCGCCTTTAGGTAGATGTTGGCAGTGCCGGTATTGTTCAATAGCAAACCTGCGAAAGTCATCCCTTTTTTCAAACCTGTCAATCTTCTTTTCAAGTTGAGACACTTTATTGTCCGTGTATTCCTTGAGTTCGTCGTACAGTTTGTGCCATTCCTCTGCGTACTTTGAGTCCAGGTCTGCTTCCAAGGCTTTCTTCTTTACTTTCATAGTGTAAAGACCGAAGATGAACATGAACAAACCGCCTGTTCCGATACATGCTTCCAAGACTCTAATCCAATTATCCATAATCTTTTAGTCTCTTACTTATATCACAAAAATAAGTATAACAAGTCACAATAGGAAAAATAGTTATTGCACACCCTCCTGAGACCCACTCTCACCGACTTTGATAGCTTTGCCTAACTTGATTTCCTTTTCAAGTTCCTGTTCCTCCTGAACCGTGAGACGGCGGAGTTCATCGGGTTTGCTCTCTGTGCAGTTTTCCGTTGCCGTCTGCCTTGACAACACATTTGCACCCTTCAAAGCAATGAGCATATTGTTATACTCTGTCTGATTCATCGGTCTCCATACTTTGAATGATGCACTTATGTCAATGTCTGCATAATCGGTGATTGCAGATGTCAGTTCTCCGCTTAGCACAAGCTCCTTTGCATAGCCATAGCAGAACAAACGACACATCTTCTGTGCTACATTCTGCCATTCTATAACACCACGCTCAGCCTCCTCAATATCCATTGATTGTGTGAGTTCAATAGCAATTCCTGTGATGTCTCCACTCATGCTTATGTCCTTTGGGAGTATAAATGTGCAAGAAGCATCCTTTTGTATGTTTTCCTCCATGAGAGTCAGTGTACTTATCATACCCTCCGGGCTTGGCGGTGTGAGGAACTTAGCATCACCCTTTTGGTCTAATGTCGTGTCATTCAACACCACGTTGCCTGCAATCTTCTTGCCTTGGTCTTTGAACTTACCACGGACATAAAGTATGCCCCATCCAAAACGCTTCTGAATAGCACGGAACACATTGTAAAGATTCTCATACCCGTCACATTGGTCTTGCACATTGTTCCATGCCACATCACCACGTTTCGTTATCAACGGGCACTCTTCAAAGCCGTGCTCTTTTGCTTTATGCCAACGCCATCCATCTACAATCTTTTCACCCTCCTGTAGAGGTTTGCGTTCTATGTCTGTCTCATTGGTGTAGCGATACACATACTTATCATCATAGGAGTCAATATATTCAATGCCATCCTTCTGATAGTACACGCTCTCAAGTATATGGTCTCCATCATCATTCTTGTGGCTACAGATGACATAACCTTCCTTGAATGACAATATCCTTGACTTTATGTGACCTTTGTAGTCAAAGTAGTATAGCAAGCCCGCATCACCATAACTCAACTGTGTCTGCACCATCTTCGTTTTCATACCGTCTTGGTTGCGGTTTCTCCAGGCACGGAGGAACTTAGCATAAAGATGTTTCTGCTCATCCGTAGGGTCGCTACCATTCAATGTAAACTGCATCCTATTGCCCGTGAGGTGCAGTACCTTCTTTGACATGATACGATGCTGGAAAGCGACAGGTGTCCGTTGTTGCTTTATCTCATAGTAGCCATCCTTTAACTTGACGCAGATAGACGGCAGGTTTTCATCAAACATCACATCATGGCAGTTAGGGTCAAGCTCCCTCATGAACTGCTCCTGTGTCACCGTCTCATACTCGAAGTTTGGCAACTGCGCCTCAAACGTATCACCTATGTTACACTTCGTTACGGATGGGTTACGTTTCAAATGACCGCCCCTCTTAAAAGGCTCTTTCATTATGAGCTTGTTCGGAGAGTTAAGCAACTCTTTGATTTCTTCTTCGTAAGTCATCATTTGTTATCCTCTTTATTTGTTTCTTCTTTCTTTCTTGGCACAAGGTCATACATAGCTATAAGGTCGTCTTTGGTAGGCAGATAGCATTCATAGCCATACTTGCATATATGGTTGAATTTCTTCTCCACTACTACCATTTGCTCCACCACCTCTTCCTGTACGTTGAACTTGTCATTGAGTTTGACACGGAGGTCAGCAAGTATTTTTAAGCCGTCTTTCTTCTCAATCTGCTTGTTCTGCATTGCCTCCTCTGTCTCCTTGATGAGTTTTATGATACCCTGCTTGTTCATCTCAAAGGTCATATCCTCTGTTTCCTCTTCCGCTTTCTTCTTCGTCTGCTTCTTTCCATAACTTGTTTCAAGTACTTGCTTGAGGTATCTCATGTGAGCACTTTCTCCATAGCTCCTACCCCTTTCCATATCGAAGTCCTCATCTCTTCCATAGATTGCTTTGTAAGCAAGCATGGAATCATTGAAAGCAAAGCAGGTAAGCCACGCATAAGCTACATCCCTAAGACCGATATTCTCAAAGCCTGCATCCTTGCAAGCTTCAATCACACCTTTTATTTCATTGTTGCTTATCATAATCAACTCCAAAAACTATCATCATATACATTTACATTCTCTCTCCTGTAAGCATCGCTATCCTCTTCATCTCCATTATCAAGATTCATCGTTGATGTTAGTTCTTCTCCATAAGGATATTCGAGCAAAGGAAGCATCCTCATAGCACATGGGTCAAGCAAGTCCATAGACCTACCCTTACCCAGCATTGCATTCATTTCCTTCTTTGTCAAGAGTGTGAGTTTGCCGCTTCCTGCTTCCTTAAACCTTACAACTGCACATTCTTCAAGAAACTCCGCTTGAAAAGTGAGCAGCTCCTTCATGTTCTGATGCTGATAGATGCTCATCGCCACAGACTCCTCAATGGAAATCATCTCACGTTTGATGAGTTCCACGAGCCTCATATAGCACTCGTCTTTCAATTGCCGTGCCATACGCCCATATAATCCCATTGGAGCACGATAGCTCACATAAGGGATAGCCTCTTCTATGTAATCATTGATGTATGTGCCGCGAACGGCATCATAAATAATATGGTTGTTAGCAATGTTATGCGATGCGGTGAACATCTCAAGTTGCTCCGCGTTCATCCTTGGTGTGGATTTTGTAAGTATCAGCTTGTCTATGATATGTAGCCCATCCCAAGCAAGAGCGAGGAAGTTATCTGTGCCTGTGTCTGCAAGGTCTGCTGTCACCCATCCGTCTCCGTTCCGTGCAGGGTCATTGAGAAAAACAT